GGTACAAACTTTAATCAAGTCGAAGAAAAATGTTTCGACAACGTTGGTAATCTTACGCAAGAGTTAACTAATAATACCTCACTTTACAATGGTAGTGTAAGGTTGTTTTGGTACACTTCAAATTACGGATACTTCGATACAAGTGCAATACGAAAACCTAACCCAAGAGATTACGTTGGAAACATTTATGTTTTAGGAGATAGACCATCGTTTCAATTATATAATAACGTATTGATTGGTTCCCAAAACTATACTGAGATAGAGGAAATCCAATCAGTATTTAACAAAAAGGAACTTGATGAAATGGAAAGACATTTCCTTAATTTCAGTCAACCCTTGACTAATTTCAAATTAGAACCAAGTTCCGTAAATTCTACAGACCCCGCAATCAACAACGCCTTGAACACACAAGGTGGACCCTACAATGAGATTGATGTTAAGTTTAGAAACTTCCAACAAATGTTCAGGTCGTTAATGATGGTTAGCCCAACAAAAAGTTATACTAATGGTGGTGAGCTTTTTACAAATTTAATTAATGACCAATACAGATTGATGAACTCTCAGTTCAAAAGTATTATGGAATATGACGTAGTACTGCGTGTGGGTAACCCTACAAAATACAACAGAAGAGCGGTCAGTTCATACATTGGATATGTGACTAATACTAATCAAGTTAGTAATCCAATACCTTTCAGTCCGTTTGGTACAACAGCTCCCTCGACCGCACAGTCAAATAGTATTCTTTTGGAAATCGGTTTTGGAACAGACCCAAATTTTATACAATATCTTACAGAGTTTTTTTCTGAGTCAAATATAGATATAAACGAAACTTCTACCAAGGAACTTAGTCAAATTTGTAGACAGTTTATAACCCAAAAATTTGAAAACCCATCTTTGACTGTAAATCAATTTACAACAAATTTACAAGATTATGTATCTGGTAATTTTGCATTTATGGATGAAACACTCGTTGGGACTATAAATCAAGCACAAAAAGGTTTACCAAATATTACTCAACTACCTGAAGGACTTATTCAAAGTAAGTATAATTTCAAACAATCTAAAGTTGACTTGTATGAGGCTTTCAAGGCTTTGAATGACAAGTGGATTGCAGGAAATGATTACAAAAGAAAAACACTTTTCGAGGATATGTTATTTTTAGACAGAGCTTCAAGAGATGTTGGGGACAAAATTTTGATTGATATCTTTCAGTTGAAAAAAGTTGTTGAGCCAGACACACTTAATTACAATATGAGTGTATTCACGTATATGGCAGGTATTCTAACTGAAAACCACTTTACAGTTATGCCTTTACCAGCATATGTCAATTTCTACAACGTTCAGGACGCTACCGCGAATGCTGTACCAAACATCCAAAACACCCAAAGTTTTGCGAATGATTTATGGGGTACCTTTGCAACAGTTGATTACAGAAAGTCTGGTCCAAAGTTAGTTTGTTTTTATGTTGACAGACCTTCGAGTTACGTTGCTATGGATAACAAAGAAAAGAATAATTTTCTCTTCAGAAGTGATTCATTTGATTTGAGAGACCCCAACAATCCGTTAGGTGAGGTGATTACGGAAAGTAAAACCGACTGGGCGTTTTCTAATTTGTGTGTTGGATTTTCAGTTGATATTGGTATTAGAAGTCAAAACGTATTTTATTCATTCAGTGTTTCCCAAACTCCAGGTAAAGCAACTGCTGAAAGTGTCGCGACTATTCAGGATATGGCAAATCAAGCTGGAGGTAGAGATACTACAACTCCAAACACATCTCTATACAATGTTTACCAAAACCGTTCATATGAGTGTGATGTTGTGTGTTTAGGTAATGCTTTGCTTCAACCTACAATGTATTTTATCTTAAGACACGTCCCAATGTTTTATGGTTCGTATATGATAACTGAGGTTGCACATACAATAACACCTGGACTGTTTCAAACTAGATTCAAAGGGATTAGACAAAGTTTCTTGTCATATCCGTATCCTGACAATTTGCTGGCTAGTATAAATCAAAATATTGCAGGTAACATAATAAAATCAGTTCTTAATAGAAAAGATGATGTATCCACAACAAGTGGAACCACACAACAAAATAACGCAAATACAAGTGTCAATCCGAACACAAAAGAGGCTGCTCAAAATGCTTGTGACTCAAAAGTCTTAGAGGTACCTTACAAAGAAAATGGTTGGACTAGTACAACAGGTACTAAGACTCAAATACCTGTAAAAGACTTTGTTGATAATTTGAAACTTGTAGTTCCAAACGATGAAGATTTACAGTTTATTATCTTCTGTTTAAGTTGGGCTTCTTCAGGAAATTCTCAGAAAAAGAATTTTGATGCTTTCAACAACAACTACGGAAAAATAACTTTGAATTACAACTACGGTGAAATGAGGTCGTATATGTTGAAAACATTCTCTTGTGTTGATTTCTTAACACTCAGAGGTCCTAATGAACCTTTTGTATTCCCAATAGCCCATTTTGAAACAATTGAAGATTATTTCTTGTTTTCAAAAAATAGATTACAACTTAGAGTTAATGATATTAAAAACAGGTCAATAGAAGTTTTTTACTTACAGAATTGGCCATACAACAAAAATAATAATATCACTTCTAACACAGAACTTCAGGCTATTCTGAAAGAAGCTAAAGTTTTGGCTAACAATTCAGGAATCAATTCGAATGTTACATTACTTACTCCACCACCGACCCCGTCACCAAATCCAAACAACTTAGGTCTTATTAATACCGTAACCCCAAGTTGTTCTTAAGATATATTCAACTATTTGGATAATATTGATATTTATATGTAAATTATAAGGTTATGAACTTGAATAATATGTTAAACCAGTACCTTGGTAAAAACGTTAGAATGTCTGAGAAAGACAACGGAGATGGTACAAAACAAGTGTGTGATTTAGACACAGGAGATTGTTATGTAGTAAGAGAGAGAGATGGACTTATCGAAAGAGCCGGTCACGAAACAACTGTAAACAGAAAAGTAAGAGTTGAAACACCACAAGGAATAAAGTCTTTATTAAACGGATAATAAAATGAATTTAGATAAAAAAATCTTAAAAGAGATTAACAGACATCATAACATCAACCGTTATATAAGGGAACAAGCTGAAGCAGGTTTACCACCCGACCCAACATTGGGTGCAGTACCTGGAGCTGATTTACCGGCACCTGATGCAACTTTACCACCAGCTCCGGCAGATGCTCCTGCAAATGCTCCCGCTGAAAAAATTGATGTGACTACAGACGATGAAGTAACAAAGATTGATGATGAGGGTAAAAATGAGGAGTCTTCAACAGAAGAATTGGACGTAACGGATTTAGTTAAATCCTCTGAAAAAATTGAAACTAAACAAGACCAGTACTTTGACCAATTATTTGGTTATCTAAAAAATTTAGAATCTAAGTTGTCTGAAATGGATGGTTTAGTACAAAAACTGAACTCAATTGAAACAAAGATTGAAAAGTATAGAGAAAAGACGCCTCAAGAAAAACTTCAACTCAGAAGTTTGGATTCGGGACCTTTCACACAAAAACTGACGGACTTTTTTGACGACAACAAAGACAGATTTGAAAAGACAGGAAAACACGAATATGTTTTAACATCAGATGAAGTAGAGAACGTCAACCCATCAGAAATCAAGAAAACTTTCTTACCTGATGGAGATGAAGATAATGACTTTAACTTTTGACATTTTTGATTATTGACTTATATTTTGGGTTGTAGAGATACAACCCTTTTTTTATTTTGAACCTATGAATTTTTTTTCTACATTTGTAAACATTAACATCTAACAACAATTTTTTATGACATCATTAGACGCAGTATTAGCACAGTATGAACAGTCCAAATCACCAGATTACGGACAAAAAGGAATGTCACAAGAGGAAAGAATGAAGAAGTACTTCACTCTTCTTTTGGACGACAAATCAAATTCAGGACAACGTCGAGTACGTATCCTTCCAACACCTGACGGTAGTTCACCTTTCAAAGAGGCTTGGTACCACGAAGTACAGGTGGGTGGTAAATGGCAAAAATTCTACGACCCAGGCAAAAATGACAACGAACGTTCACCTTTGAATGAGGTTTATGAAGAGTTGATGGCTACTGGTAAAGAATCTGACAAAGAACTTGCAAAACAATACAAGTCACGTAAATTTTACATTGTAAAAGTTATTGACCGTGACCGTGAAGAAGACGGTGTAAAGTTTTGGCGTTTCAAACACAACTACAAACAAGACGGTATCCTTGACAAAATTATCCCTATTTGGAGAAACAAGGGTGACATCACAGACCCTGAAAAAGGTCGTGACTTGGTTATCGAATTGACCAAACAAAAAACTCCCAAAGGAGCTGCATACACTACAGTATCAACGATTATGTATGACGACCCTTGTCCCGTACACGAAGATGAGAAAATCAAGAAAGAGTGGTTGGAAGACGAAATGACTTGGTTGGACGTATACTCTAAAAAACCTGTTGAGTACTTGGAAGCGATTGCACGTGGTGAAGTACCACGTTGGGATAGTGACAAGGGTGGATACGTTTACAGTAACGATATGGAGACGACCGAATCATTCGGTGGTTCATCATCTACAAGTTCAAAATATGTTGACCCACAAGCTAACAGTGAAGTTGACGAGGAATTACCTTTCTAAAAAAAATCCGAATGGTGCTGACAATGTCGGCACCATTTTTTATATTTTGAACAATGAAAATAAGAAAAGTTATGTATGAATCTCTCGTAAAAAAGTATGAGAGTGAAATGTTGGAGGCAGAAGCGACCCTAATGGTTTATATGGAAAACCCTGTGGGTATTGGCGAACACCCTCAACATTTGGAAGAAATGGATAAGTTTGTTGAAAAACTATCAACTGCAAAAGACAAATTAGAAAACTTGAAAGAGTTTTACAAATACAACTATGGCAATTAAAAAACAAAACGACTTTAGCTCTGTAAAGAAAAAATTCTCTACATCAGCTAAATACAAACCCCAAAGATTCTTTGATTTGGGTACAGATTTCTTGGACGCTGTTGGACTACCTGGTCCCGCTATTGGACATATCAATATGTTCTTAGGTCATTCTGACACAGGTAAAACTACTGCTCTTGTTAAAACTGCGGTTGACGCACAGAAAAAAGAAATCTTACCTGTTTTTATTATCACTGAACAGAAGTGGAGTTTTGAACACGCCAAGTTGATGGGGTTTCAATGTGAGGAAGTTGTAGATGAATCTACGGGAGAAATTGATTGGGATGGTTTTTACATTTTTAACAACAATTTTGATTACATCGAACAAATCACAGACTACATCAACGAACTCTTGGATGCTCAAGAGAAAGGTGAGTTAGACTATAGTCTTTTGTTTCTTTGGGATTCAGTTGGTTCTGTACCCTGTAAAATGACATTTGAGGGTAAAGGTGGTAAACAACACAATGCGTCTGTATTAGCAGATAAAATTGGAATGGGAATCAACCAACGAATTTCAGGTTCACGTAAAGCAGACTCAAAGTACGAAAACACTTTGGTAATTGTTAACCAACCTTGGGTTGAATTGCCTGACAATCCATTTGGTCAACCAAAAATCAAAGCAAAAGGTGGTGAATCTATTTGGTTAAACTCATCTTTGGTGTTCCTATTTGGAAACCAAAAAGGTGCTGGTACAACTAAAATTACTGCCACAAAAGACAAACGTACTGTTAAGTTTGCAACAAGAACCAAAGTTTCTGTTATGAAAAACCACATCAATGGATTGGGTTATGAAGACGGAAAAATTATTGTAACACCTCACGGATTTTTGGCGGGTAAAGAAGCGTCAGAAGAAAAGGCATCAATTGAGGCTTACAAGAAAGAACATTCTGATTATTGGAAAGAAATAATCGGAACAGACGGAGATTTCACACTTACAGAGGAAAAAGAGGACAACTCATAATCTATTATTTGTGAAAACATTACTTGTAGATGGAGATAATCTATTCAAAATTGGATTCCACGGAGTCAGAGAATTCTATGTGGAAGGTAGACACATTGGGGGTTTATTTCACTTCCTCAACACCCTACGTAAACAATTGGAAGAAAGTGAGTACGACAAAATTATTGTCTTTTGGGACGGAGTCGATAACGCAGTCGTGCGTCGTGAATTATATCCTGACTACAAGTTGAACCGTCGAAATGATATGAACGAGGCAAAACTCGAATCATATTATTTTCAAAAAGGTAGAGTAAAACAATACTTGGAAGAATGTTTCGTTCGTCAGTTAGAAGTTGGTAAGTGTGAGTCTGATGATTTAATTGCATACTATTGTAGTATTTCACCAAACGAGCACAAAGTTATATTTTCTTCAGATAGAGATTATATGCAACTTCTAAATGACGACGTTTCTATTTATTCACCAATACAAAAATTCCTTTACCAAAAAGGTGATAAAGTGAGATTGGAAAAAGAGTACATTCCACATCAAAACGTGTTTGTATCTAAAGTATTCTTGGGTGACAAGTCAGACAACATTTATGGTATTAAATTATTGGGAGAAAAAACATTTCTTAAGTTTTTTCCTGAGGTACTTGAAATGCCGGTATCTGTCACTGATATTTTAACTAAGACAGAAAAACTTTTAGAACAATTTCCAAACAACAAAGTCTTGAACAATATCAAAAATTCTGTAGTAAAAGATGAAAACAAAAACTACAATTTATTGGAGATAAATCAGAAAATTGTAGATTTGAAAAACCCACTATTGACCGAAGATGCAAAAGAACTAGTTGAACTTTATTACACGGAAAGTTTAGACCCTGAGGGTAGAGCTTCCAAAAACTTCATACAAATGATGACCGAAGATGGGTTCTTCAAATACCTACCCAAAAACGATGATTCATTTGTTGATTTTATCAGACCATTTATGAAACTCACAAGAAAAGAAAAAAGAAAACACAAAAACCAACTAAATTAATCTTATGAAAGAAGAACAAGTAGTAAAAATGGAATTTCTGTTGACACTCAATGAAAACATTGTTGTCCAAAGATTCTACAATGTCCGTAATTACAACCCGAAAGCGCATCGTTCAAATGAGTTAAGGGAGTATTTCAAACAAATTCAGGATGTCTTAGATTACGACCTTAAAATGAAGACCGTAACCTATATGATGGACAATCAGGATGCAATCATTGATGACCCAGAAATCCTTAACACATCAAACACTGAGGCCCCTGAAAACTTCAATTTATACGTGAGAATTGGAGAAGACACACTCTGTCATCGAATTTTCGATGGTAAGGTATTCCCTCCCAAAATTCGTTACACAGTTGATGTACGTCCTCACTTGAAGGAGTTCCTTCGTAGTTTGACAGAAGTATTCTCAAGCGAAAATTTAACATACGATTACTTGGGTTATGACCTAAGTAAGTAATATTTATCAGTATCTACGGCTCTTTTTATGAATAAGAATTTTGAATATCTCGGTAACACTTTCCAAATACAATTATTAAACCAACTTATCGTAGACAAAGAATTCGCTCAATCAATCATTGATGTCATAGAGCCTACTTACTTCGACAACAAGTACTTCCAATTAATCACTCAAATGGTTAAAGAATACTATTCGAAGTATCAATCTACTCCATCATTTGAAACCCTTGAACAAATTGCAAAGACAGAAATTTCAACCGAAATGGTTCTGAAAATTGTCTTAGATATGTTTAAGAAAGTTCAAGATGCACCTTTTGAGGGGACCGCTTTTGTCCAAGAAAAAGCTATGAAGTTTTGTAAACAACAAGAACTTCAGAAGGTAATGGACAAAGCACAAAAAATTATTAATCAGGGTGACTTCGAATCCTACGATAAAGTTGAAGGTTTGGTAAGACAAGCCTTACAAGTGGGTGAAAGAGACACTGGCATTACAGATATTTTCTCAGGTCTTGATGATGTGTTGAATGACGATTTCAGACATCCAATTCCTATGGGTATACCTGGTATTGATAGATTATTAAAAGGTGGATTGGCTAAAGGCGAAATTGGCGTAATCTTAGCACCAACAGGGGTTGGTAAAACTACAGTTTTGACGAAGATTGCAAACACGGCCTTCAATATGGGTTACAATGTTTTACAAGTATTTTTTGAGGACAACCCAAAAATTATTCAAAGAAAACATTTCACTATATGGACGGGTATAGAACCTGATAAGTTGGCAACACAGAAAGACGAGGTTATGGCAAAAGTTGATGAAATTAGGAATCAAATGCCGAACAAACTCGTTTTGAAGAAGTTACCATCAGATACAATGACTATGAATCAAATCAAAAATCAAATTAGAAAAATGATTGCAGACGGATTGAAATTGGATGCAATTGTTTTGGACTATATTGATTGTGTGATGCCTGAGTCAAGTAAAAATGACGAGTGGAAAGCTGAAGGTTCTGTAATGAGGCACTTTGAAGCTATGTGTCACGAGTTAGGAATCGTTGGTTGGACTGCTACACAAGGTAATCGTTCATCAATTTCTTCTGAAGTTGTTACGACAGACCAAATGGGTGGGTCAATCAAAAAGGCTCAAGTAGGCCACGTAATTATCTCTGTGGCAAAAACACTTCAACAAAAAGAAATGAAATTGGCTACAATAGCGATTACAAAGTCACGTATTGGTTCTGACGGTATTATCTTTGAAAACTGTAAATTTGACAATGAATTACTTGAAATCGACACCGAAAGTTCAACAACATTCTTAGGATTTGAAGAACAAAAGGAAGAACAACGTAAGGACAGAGTCAAAGAATTGTTAGAGAAACGTAGACAGAGGGAACAACAACAGAATCCGCAGAGTTAACAATATAAATATCTTTTACTTTTAGAAAAAAAACTCCTATTTTTGTGGTGAAAATAATGTCGCCACAACAACGAACATATATTTATAATCAAAAATCATTGGTTTTTTCAAATAAATTTAAATAACAACAAAATATAAAAATGGACATTTCAACAGAAATTTTATCAGACATTACGGTTTATATGAAGTATGCTAAGTACATACCTGAATTAAATCGTAGAGAAACTTGGCAAGAACTCGTTACAAGAAATATGGATATGCACAT